GTTCTGCTTTGCCTTTTGGTAAGTTACCAACGTCAATGTAGAAAATACGGCGTTCAGGTGCTCTTGAAATACGGTAAATAACAACCGCATCTTCAATCATACGCAATTGATTAAGTGGTTTAATTGCTTTGTGTAGATACGAAATAACGAAAGTGTTCTTTGCATCCATTAAACCAGAGTTCACATTGATAATGGATTCTGGCGCAATACGAAGACCAGCATTTACGTTGCTGGTATATGTTTGAGTTGTTTGACCTTTATCATTATAAACGTAGTATTCGGCAATTGATTTGATAATCAATGCGTTTGTTTTTGTGTCACGGTCTTTTTTAATTTCTCTGACCTTACGAATCTTTCGTGGGTCAACGTAACGTAATTCTTGGATACCTTCTTTTGGTTTTGACTCATCTACTACCACATGATAGTAAATTCGACCATCAATATACCAACGCTTAAAAAGGTCATCTGCTAAATTTCCAAAGTTCAACATCTTTAAGACTGTTTCAAACTCGTCAGAAATTTTCTTTTTGATGGATTCTGGTTGTTGTAGATTATCTAAAACAATATCTACTGTTCTACCAGATTCATCATGTGTAATAGCTTCATTGACAATATCATCAATTGCCATCTCCAATTCGGGATGGTTTGCCATTTCACGATAACGGGTAATGAGTTCGATTTCATTACGAACCGAACCTTCTAAATCAACATACGTGCCGTAATAGGCATTTTGTGTGATGGTAACTGCACCATCGTCCATTGCTTCCGTTGGAAGTGCGAACGAAGGCTGTTCAGATGGTTGAACCTGAACTATATCTTTTTTACCGAGAGTAAACCCGAATAGCTTAACCGCCATTAAATAATCATCCTATAAAATATAGAAGAAGGACCGAAGTCCTTCTCCTTAAGCCACACCGTCTTCTACTGATTCCCACCATTGGTATGATAGGTTAACAGTAAATTCTTCAATAGTATCGTTTGAACCCCAATCAACGTCAATTGCGGAAATATCTGTTGGGAATACACCAATGAATTTATACTTCTTCAATGTATCACCTTTTTTACCAAACTGACGAACTTCTGCATCAACTGTATAACCACCTGGTGTTAATGCGAGTGGATTACGGACATTTAAAGAATGGCTATTCATACCATTCATCCATCTTTCAAACGCATTACGAACCACGAAGTCTTCATCGTTGATAATAGTTACTGACCAATCAGCAAAGGTTCTGTTACCTGCAAACTTAATCTCACGACCAAAGTATTGAACAGGTACAGTACCAATTGTTGAACCAGGTAACTGTGCTGTCTTACACATAAATGTAAGTTTTTGTTGTGCATCTCCAGGATTTGCGAATCCAGGAAATGGCATGCTAACTTCAAACAGGTTTGGGCGGGCGCCGTCACCTGTCATCTGAGAGCGGAATTGATTTACGCTAAATGCCATTTGTTATTCTCCTATCTCTCTTTATTTATTAGAAGCGGCCAACGATTTCGTCAAACGCAACACCTGTTCTAACAGCAACAAAGTTGAGTTGGATGAAGTTTACGGAACGTGCTGGTTTAATGTAGATATCACCAACAAATTCGTTGCGGTCGATAACTTCTGGTGTGTTGTTAGATTCATCGCACACTACACGGAAGTCGGTAATACCACGGCGACCTTGTACTTCACGTAGATATGGTTCAACTAAGTTAACAAATTGAGCACGAGTAAATTGGTCGTTAAATTCAAACAATGAAGAACGAGCCGCACGAGATACGGTCTTTTCTAATACGATGAACAAACGGCGAACATTAATACGGTCAAACACGGATGGTTTGCTCAATAATGTTTTGTCACCAAATAGAACTGTGCCTTCTCCTTGGAATGTTACGACAGGGTTAATACCCTTAACATACAAGTTATCACGTTCTGCTTTGGTTGGGTTCCATGATAGTTTGATTGTGTTACGAATAACACCACGATTCAAACCACCTGGAGAGTACCATGGGTCACGCTCAAGGTCTGTACGAGCACATACGCCTGCGATATCACCGTTCAAAGGAACATAGCGGTATACGTCATTGTATTTGTCATACTGATACTTATAACCAGAATCCATAACTGCGTATGAAGAACTGGTTAAAGAATCACGATAAGAAATGATTGCACTAGATTCTGCACCTGCGTTGTCTACAACAGATGCTTTTGTTGGTGATAAGAACACCATTACATCTTTACGTGTTTCTGCTGTATTGATTAGTGAAGCAGCAACAGTTGCATTGCCTGGACCAGAAATCATTAGTGATATATCAACGGAATCAGCATTTGCATACTTGGCATATGCAGCAACAATTTCTGTATTACCAATTGTACCGTCAGCACCTGCTGTGAATGAAGCACTAAATGGAACATTGATATTGGTATAAGTTGTAGCAGAAGCTGTGTTGCCCCAGTTTACTGCGCCTGGTTGATGAGCCATCCACCACACATAACGTGACCTGTTGTTAATCACAGTTTTGTAGTAGTTAGATGAACCGTCAGCACCAACTGCGTCAGATGCTTTAGAAACGAAAGAATATTTCTCTAATACAGTATTTGCAGAACCTGTAAATTTACCATCTTCATCAACAACAACAACGTGCATTTCGTCACCAGAACCACCTCTTGTAGAAGCGTAGTCGGATGTACCTACTGTTACACCAAAGTTGTCGGCATATTGCCACTTACGAAGAATTGATTGTTGTCCTGTAATTGCAGATACAGCAGAAGCAACAGTAATGTTGGACGCAGTAACAGCTGTTACACGAATGTATGTTGTACCACCGTCAAATGAAACTAAGTCACCAACATACACGTTTGATGTTGGATTACCTGTAACTTGAACAAGGGTATTACCAGAAGCAGTAGTGTTAGCTGTAACGCTATCTGTGGTGGTCAGGTTAGATGAATATGCTTGTGATGATGGGCAGATAGAAATTCTTAAAGAATTACCTAAAGCACCAGCATAACGGGAAGCAAAAGGACCGTATGCAGAATTTGATGCACTTTCGTGATTATCCTGATAATCGGTTTCATTTTCAATTAGAACGCCTGAGCCGTTAGCGGTCGCATTGAGTGTCGATGTGGTGTTAGCCGCACGAACAATTTTAAGGTTATTTGAGTATGCTAAGAAGTTTGCAGCTGAGAACCAGTATTCATAATTTGTAGAGTCAGGCTTTCCAAAACGCTCAACAAGGCGAACCTCATCGGTAATGGTAGTGACTTCATTTACTGGACCCCAGTTGAAATTTCCAGCAATGCCACCGATTGAAGTGGCAACGGAAGGGACAACTGTAGTCAGGTCGATTTCTGATACATTAATCCCAGGTGAGAGCTGAAATGCCATTGGATTTCTCCTTTAGTTATTTGGGTCAATTTTCTTTTATTGTCTATTTAGTTTTTTAGAAAGTTGAGGGAGTATAACCTCTTGCTGACCAAACATCGCCGTTGGAACCATCAATATAGACTTCTTCTTTAAGTCCATCGTCAATAAATCCAACTGGCGCTAAGTCTTCTTCGACCAACATGTTCTGTTCCGCAAGCATTAACTTACGAATGTCGATATTGGTACTGTCTTTAAAGAAGGTTTGAGCAGTCAACCATGCAAAAATAACTAGACCCATCACCAAATCGTCATTGTTTCCTTCTTCCGCAGCATAGGTATCCCTAGTGCGGACAAAGGTATTCATTTCGGCAATAGTATCAAAATCATTAACAATCAATTTATCATTTTCTACCAAGGTTTTCAAGTTGGCACAACCAATCTTTTTGACTGATTTTGTTGTTTTAATACCAAAGGAAGTTGACCTTTTGAAACCGGCAGAAATTGACTGACCTTTAATGTGATGGTGTTCTAGTTTATAAATGTTCTCGTATTCTAAATCATAATGTAATATATCAACCACTTGTTGGCCGATATTGTTTGTTTCAATCAAAGCATATGCTTCATTGTATTTCTTGGCAATCGAATAGATTACGGTTGGGAAAAACAATAAAGGTAATTTATTATTACGGTATTTAGCAACTTGTCGGTAAGGCGTTTCAGATACATCTAAAACATTAACTGTGGAATAATCTTGTTCCACACCTTCAGAGCAATCAACCGTAGCAATGTATAATCTTCCTGGTTTTGGTTCTTCGTAAATATCAAAACCTTCAATTGAAGATAATGGGTTGTAGAATGCCAGACTTCTAAGTTTAGCACCACTAATTAATGTTGCCGAAGAACCAATAAACTCAGTCTCAAACTCTTGTCTGAACTGTTCTTCGGAAGTGTTTCGTATTGTTTCATCCTTCCAAGCCGCATCACGACCTGGCACCATAGACCAATGTACCTCAAGTGGTTTATATGTTGACCGTCCTTCGGACGCATCGACCCACATCTTATAGAAATGGTTTAGACCACAAGGTGTAGAAACAATAATAACTTTGGTAGTTTTACCAGAGGAGATAACAGGGTAAGTAGATGTGAAGAATTCGTCTGCCATGTTCTTTGGAACGAAAGCGAATTCATCTAAGAAAATTAAGTTGTATGTTCCACCACGAACACCAGAAGCTGATGTAGCATATGCGGCAATCTTAGACTTGTTTTCTAATTCAATATTACCTTTGTTCCAAGTAATAATACCTTGTTGCAACCACAAAGGAAGATATTCATAAGCATACTGAATACGACCTAAAATTTCACGAGCTAATGCACCTTTGTTGGCCAAAATAGCAATACTGTAGTCATCTTGAAACAATACAGACCAAAGCATAAAACCGACAGTCGTAGTTGTCTTACCAACCTGTCGG